GAAATTCGTCATATCCGCTTTCACTTAATATTTTTTTATCTTCTATATCACAGTAGATAGAAGCAAATGGTTTATTGATAGAATCTTTTTTTGTGTAATCTCTATCACTACGTGGCATAACAACGTGCATTATTTTTACTTCTTCGTATGGATCTTTTTCCATCATTCGTAACACACGTTGACTTACTTTATCTTCACCAAATTTTTCAATACATTGACGTGCTGACATTTTTAATTTACGGTATACGGTGTCAACAATGCCTTTTGCATTTTCTGATACACAAAATTCTTTTACGTACCTTGTTGAAAAACGCATGACATTATCCGGATCACTTTCAACAAACATACAAGCTGTACCAAAACTTGCTAAGTCATAATAAAATTCATGTATTTCTTGTTGAAAATTTGAACGTGAGAAAGCCACGTACATTGATTCTTGTGCGGATTCTAACCACTCTTTACTTGTATCATCTGTATCTAAAAAATTATCTTTGTATGCTAATGCAAACCACGCACTTGCACTATTTGTTAACATACCATGTAATGAAGCTGACAATAACTCAAGAGCATGTATAGCGGTTGCATCAAATATTAATTCTGTTCGCTTGTCGCCTTTTGTCCTAGTTTTTTCTATGTCAGCTTTTCGTGGTAAAACATAGTCTGCAACATCTTGCCAATGTTCTTCCCATGTTTCCCGTTCTGCAATCAGCTTATGCTTACGATCTATTAGTCTAGCACATCGCTGTTTTTCTGTTTGTCGTTCCATTTAGTTTCCTAACCCTTCATCTGAATTACTTCCAATAATTGTTGAACCCGTTGTTGATTTACCGGAAATTTTTTTCTTTCCTGTTATCATGTTAAACGTGTTACTAATTGTTTGCCCAACAAGTCCTTGTACATTTCTTTTCTTTTTATATGGTTTGCCTTCTTGTTTTGCTTGAAAGCCACCTCGATAATCTGCGTAGGCAGCTTCAGGATTTGCTGCATTTGCACCCGCTTCACCAGCTGCAATTCTCATTGGTATTCCTACTATTGGTGGTGCAGCAAAAGATAGACCAGCTAATATTAATCCTTTAGTTCTGTTTTGTGATTCTAACATTTTGCTAGAAATAGGAATGCTTGTCATTGCACCAGTTGGATCGCCACTACCCATTGCGCTATTAGATGCGCCATACTTAATAGCATTAGCATTAGACATAATCTTACCATTGACGACATTTGAATATCCGCCAGTATTTTCATTGTAAGACAACAATCCTCTTTTAGCCATTTCTTCATTAGTGTATGCAGATGCTTCATTGCCATACATATAAATGTCTTTGCCTTTTAAATTATACGCACCATAATCTTTTTTTTGCGTAATACTTCCACCAGTTTGATTAGTTTTTAAACCTAATCTTTTATTAACAACAGTTTTTATTTCTGTTGCTGTATTTCTATTAGATTCTTGTTGTCTTTCATTTCTATCTTTACTAGCTGTACTTGTTGTAGCACTCATAATTATCCTAACAAGGTAGGCGCAACAGTATTTGCTTTATCACCTAGTCCTTGTGATCCAGTTAATATTGTTTTTGATCTACCTTTTTTTTTACGTTCTAAACTATCTGCTATGCCATCCATACCAGAAGCCATGTCTACTTCTGTAGTTGACGGTCCTTGTGTTGCTGTAACTTCTTCCATTGGTTTTATACTTACTGGTTTTGTTATTGATGGTTTTGTTGTTGGTTGTTCTAATACCGGTTCAGTAGGTACTGCTGTTTTTAATTTAGGATATTTTTCATCTATTGTTTTAGGAATAAATTTTTTAATAACGCCGCCCATAATTAACTCAACAATGATGGTCTAACAATATTAGCATCTTCTATTAATCCTTGTTGTGATGTTAGAATAGTAGACGCATTACCTTTTTTCTTTTTTGCTACTTTCTTTTCTTCTTCCATTGCTTCCTGTGCTGCTTCGTTTTCTTCTATTGTTGGATCAGGCATTTCAGGCAATGGCTTTACCGCTGGCGGCGGCGCTGGCATTGGTGGTGGTTTTAAAAATCCCATTATCGTATTCCTATTGTTTGTTTGTTTTTATCAAACGGGTTGTAAACATCTTGCGCCATTTGTTGTGGTGCTTCTATTTGTTCGGTGTTTCTATTAATTGATTGTGCCATTATACGTGCAGCATCACACATATGACTTGACCAATCATGTACGGGCTTATCCCGATATCTTCTTGCACGTTCATCCCATGCACGATGATATTGTCGTAACGCATTTAACAATGGTTGACAGTTATCAGCATCTATATAACAGCGAGGAAGAAGCATCTTTAGCGATTCAATCCCATCTTCTAGCGGCATCTTCGGAATAACCGTTGCCCGTATACCAAGCTGATATAAATATTCTTTTCTACTTACACCGGTAGATAGTTCTTTCACTTCCAAATCATGGGGAAAGAACATTCCGTTTTTATCGTAGAAATAATCTTTTTCTTCTATAATCTTAACATAATGATCTAGCGCTTCACCGTTCGCTTCATAACAATCAATAATAGATACGGATCTACCAATTTTTTGAAACCAAATAATACTGGTATAATCATGAAAGCCTAAATCTACCGCAATGTTTACTTTAACACTAGGATCGTAAGGCACTCTAGTAATATGATTCTTATCTGATAACACATTAACTAATGGGCCGTAGACAGATCCACCAGCGTTTGCATCCCAGCTACATTCAAACTCTTGCATGAACGCATCTTCCGACATGGAAGCACGGGCATCTGCTAATTCTTTTGGATCTAGTATTCCTGTTTCTGAACTCTTATATGTTTTACAAAACCAGCCGTCTGTTATTCTTGCATGTTCATATACTTCATGGAAATACGACATACCCTTCGGTGTTGATATAAATAAAACTTTTCCTTTTTTATCTGCAATGGCCGGTCTAATAATTGTTCCAAATAATTGATCTGATTGTTGTGCTGTTTCATCAATGACAACAAACGATAATGCTAAACCCCTCAAGGCATCCGGTGATTCACCAGACAGCAGCATAATTCTTGGCCCATGTGCAAAGGTTACTGATAACTCCGTTTCATTAAATTTTGCATACGGTATATCTTTACAAAAGTTTTTTAAATAATCCCACGCTACCCTACGGGCCTGTATTTGTGTTGGACTAATAAAAGCCATACGGGCCATTTTATCCGTAGACCGTAGTGCTTCTCTAATTAAATGTACTAGAGCCGCTATTGTTTTACCTCCACGCCTGTGCATGGATATAACGACAAACCTATTCGTATCTAATGCCTTATGTATTTCTATTTGTTCTTTACGTGGATGATACGGTATTTTTATTACTGGCATCTAATTAATGGGGTTGTCGATTAAATCTTTAAAAAGACCAATGTCATTTTGTGTTTGTTCTAAAAAAATACCAGCCCACTTTTTAACTTCTTCCTCATTTTTTAATCCAGTAAATGTAGCCCAAACCATCTTTTGTTTTGTGTCGTAAGAAATAATACAGCTTAATTGGTCTGTAATTTCTAATGTTTTACTAACTATGTCCATGTGGCTTCCTTAATCCCATGCTTAAACGATATACCACTCGCCCACTAGATTTTGGGGGTATAGGGCCTGAGTACCACTAAATATGGGGTATACCTTTAAAACACTTAATCTATATCTAGCGGCAGAAAATGGCTGATATCTGTAGTAGTCAGATCATGAACCTGACGGAAACCGCAGAAAACAAACAAAAACTGGGGGTGATACACAGTATGTACACACTAACCACAAGATGTAGGATCAAAGAACCTCATAATGCGCCCGCAAGGCTGGCAATGCGCCGGCCATAATAAGTAACTATTTACCTATCTTATCCAATCCATCATCATGATCAATAACAGTTAAGGGATCAGATATATCATTACTGAACTCAATCTTAATTGTCGTATCTTGCTTCACTTCTTGTTGTAGCTTTTCACTAAACAGACTTGGTATCATTGACTTACACATCCATCTGATATGAGCCAGTTGTTCACGAACTACTTGCATTTGTGTTGGTTCAGGATTCTCAATCAACTCAATTGATTTATCATACCAAGCCATTGCACCTTCCTTACGTGCTGTTAACACACGTTCAGCAAGCTTCATGTCCTTCCTTGTCCAGTTATTAAATGATGTTGAACTAGGCATATCTTTGTGCCTACATATCCTTGATAATGGTTCACCAAGTTGTAGTTGCTCAACAATCTTATCAATAATCTGTTCGGATCTTTTCATCTATGTACTTGTCTAATGCTTCAGGATTGTTCTTAAAATACTTTAAATTACTTAATGCTTTACGTTTACCTTCTATCGTTGTTTGTCCTCTAGACATGCCACCATGTAGTTTACATCTACCATTAAACAATGCTTTAGCTTGACAAGGATTGCCATCATACTTTCTTCTAGCACCACAAGGAATTTTCTTTAAAGGTCTACCAACCATAATAAACAAACGAAAGGCCAGCAATTATAATCATATATTTAGTAATTGTTGTAGTTTTTGTCTAGTCTTTTTATTTTTTTCTTTATCAAGATCATCACACAGCAAGTACAAAGACAATAAATACTTTTTATAAACTGTTGAACGATGATAACCAAAACGTCTTGATAGTTCTTTCCAACCAAAATTATTTGCTCTTGCCCAAACTAATCTACGCATATCAACATCAGGCATTAACAGAAACAAGTAGATACATAATTCCCATAAGCTTACAGCACTTGTACTTAAACGAACTGTATATTCTGCATCATGATATCCATAAGCTAATTTAGCATCCTGTAATGTATTAACATCAAACCATGCTGTTACACTTTGTTTCTTCATCCAATGAGGAAGTCTACGATCAGTACGTGCAGCAGATTGAAATGCCACCATTAAATCTTTAGGCGTAACTTCTGCCATAAATCCTTTGATTACATTCTTTTAAAGCCCACTCAACCTGTTGTGGGTTATCAGATAATAAATACCCTTGTAAATCACCCCAGTATTCCCGTGAATAATGTTTGGACCAATTTCTACCCATGTACTCCACAGCATATTCTAGCGAACCTTTTTTAGATTTTTTACCCTGAACTGTATCTCTGTATGAAGTCCTTCCTGACCTATCAACAGACATCATTTTACTAGCAAATCCTATTAAACTTTTTACCTTTTCATTCTCAAATTCTTTCGGTGTTTCTTTAATAGTTTCTTTAATAGTTTTGGGTGCAATCTCATGCACTACCTTTTGACGTGATTTTGCACCCCTTGATGCATCATCTTGCACTAGGTTAAAGTTAAATCCATACCAATTTGATAACCCTTGATGGCTCTTTAACATGATGACAACATACCTGTGCGCAATCAATTGCTTCATGCCATACTTTACACTCCTGACACACAACCCCGATTTGCGAGCAAGGTAATTATAACTAGGATTACATTGTTTAGTTTGTAGATTTAAACAATTCAATAACTCCATAGCTACACGTCTAGCACCATCAGATAATTTTTTATCACGGCTAATTTCAAGCTGAAGCTTCCATTTAAGCAGCATCGAGTAAATCCTTCATGCTATGTAAATTTGTTTGCGGTATCCAGTAACTTGATCTGCCGGCCCTTGTTCCCCAATATTGATTTTTTTTTCCATCAGAACCAAGCAACCAACCAGCCATTTTATAATTAGGTGCTGAACCTGTTACTAAAATATACGGAGCATCATCAAAATCATCAGGAAATAATATTAAATGGGCCGAAGCATAAGCAGAAGTACGTACTTCATATTTCTTTGCTACATCTTTTCGTGTTTTAAAAACATCCCATTCACCAAGCCAAAATGTATTTAATGCTTTTGATACAGCAGCTTCCCCGCATGCACCTTCAATGTTATCACGCCACAATTGATCTGTTGGCTGGCCCGCTTTACCTACACGGTGATTACGTAATGATTCTAACCGGCGTTGAATACCTATAATGGCTGCTTGAAACAATTCATTTTCAGTTAATATGATTTCCATCAAACAATACGCCTATTTCTTTTGTTAATCGTGTTACTGGTTTGTCTGTCCAATAATCAAAAGCGGTAGTCATACTTAAATTACCGCCACCTCTGCCAAGATACTGTGCTATTAGTTTTTTATTTTTAATAATTTTATTAAAAGCAATACGAGCAAAATCGGCTCTTGCTAACGTACTTGCTTTACATTTCTTTTTTGATTGTATTATTTCCGGTGTTAATCGGTGTTTCTCCGCAATGATAACCAATAAAAATTTAAAAGCTTTATCTACTTTTTGTGGATCTGTATTATGCCATCTTGCCCATTTTTTATTAACAGGAATAGGTTCAATTTTATTTATTGCGTGTAATAAATCAATTAATTGTTTAGTTTGGTTTTGATTCAAATTGTAATCTTGATAATAAAAATCACCTTTTTTAACCCACTTCATAGTTCTTTTATCTCCTTTACACAGCCTTTAGGAATAACAGTAGAACGGCCTACTTCATCATCATCAGGATCAAGAGGAACATCAGCAGAAATTTTATATTCATTATTTGTTTCATGAATAATCCAGCCAACACTTTGCATATCAGCTGATGCTGTACTTTCTACTTCTTCACGGCTATGCCATAAACCATCCCCAACATCACGGGCATCAATCCATTTTATTAAAACTAATTTATCTGTACCAATCATTTGGGGCTACTTTTCCTTTAGTTACTTGTGCTATTTTTTTAATAGTTTCCGGTCTTGGTATACGACCTAAACAATACCGTTGTGCTTCTCTTGTTGGATTTGCGCCTTGAAAACCTAAGTATTGTGCTAATTCTGCGTAATTAAAATTCTTCGATTCTTTTAATTCTTTTAACGTCATGTTAAATAAACCCTTTCTCTAGCCTATTTAGCTACTGTTATTAACCTATATGGTTAATAGTTGTCCAGCATTAATTATTTTATATTGAAATTATTACTTGAATACCCATCTAGGAAGTGTTAGCTTTTAAGGCTATATAAAGGAGTATGACAATAATGAGAAGAGCAAGAAGATTAAAGCAAGCTGTAAAAAATTCAAAAGTTACAGCAGATCAAATAATTGTTTCTTTTGAAGAAGAAGCAAAAAAATTAGGTGTTACACTTCCCAAAAGTCCAGTAACTATATCACGTCATTTAAACGGTAAAAGACAATACAACGTGGAAGAAGCAGAAGCCTATGCAAAAATTTTAGATATTGATCCAGCAGAAATATTATTTGAACCAAAATTTAAAAATATAATTGGTTCATTTGATACTTCCAATTGGAAAATTAATTGGCGTAATCATTGGGATTATGATTATGTACCAAATGTCAGAGTACCTAGAGAATTTTCGGCACAAAGATATCGTATGATAGAAATTCACGATGTTTCATCAACACGTCATGGTCAATGTTATATTTATGAACGTAATGATAATAAACACAAAGAATATAGAAAAAAAGATTTTGAGTATACAGCTAGAAAATATTTTGATCAATTATGTTGCATTGGATTAGAAAATGCCAAGCAAATTGCTGATCCAAAAAATGACAAAGAACCTTTTGGTACATGGGTTATTGGATGTGCCACACCAATAGATGCAAAGAATTTTCAAATACATAGCATTGATGGTAAAATTTTAATTAAAAAAACAAGAATATCTAAATTAGATCCAATAGTAATGGTTTTACAACCATCGGTTTGGTCTAATTTTAATAGTAATACTATATAACCGTTAATGTTAATACTTGACCGCTACGGTTAATATGATAAAGATGTTGCCTATATATTCTATAGGTGAACATGAAAAGTACCACAAATGTTCCTGAACTAACCACAGGGCAAGATAAATGGTTAGAAAAAGAAACAAAAGACATAGCAAATAAATATGTCGAATTAGGTCAAGATCCTGATCTTATACCGCAATATTATTTAGATATTGGGTTAAATCATTTTAGTCCAACACAATTAAACGCACCAATTGATATTTGGCTGTTTAAATATGTATATCTTAGTCAAGTACAGCGTAGGTCATTAAAAATTAACTCTAGAATGCACTCAGGTAACTGTTTACAGCATGCGTTGAACCTTGTGTACCTAGAAGGTATAAAACCCGCTGAAGCGTTAAATATAGGCTTATTTGGGCGTAAAGTTAAATATGAACCTGATATGGCTTCCTATCTTGGTAATGGTGCTGATGATAGAGAATTACATGAGCAAAACATCCAAGCTTTTGAAGCAACCTTTTGGTCAGGCATAGAAGCATTAGAAGAATTAAAATTACCAAAAGATAAATCAGTTACTTCTGAAGCATATGTCCACGTAACATTAGATGGTATTCACGTACCCATATTAGGGCGCACAGATTTTCAATATACAGATGTTATAGAACTAAAAACAAAATGGCGTAAAAAAAATAGGCCCAAAAAAGATGGCACATATTCATGGGCTAAATCAAAACCAACAGAAAAACCAGACAGAGCATTTTGGACTTATTTAAAACAATGTGCTTTTTATTGGAAAGCTACAGGTAAAAAAATACATTTAGTTTACGCTTGTGAAGATGGAAAAGTAGATCGTGAAACAAAGAAAAAAGGAAAATCATATTCTATATTTAATAAAGATAATTCAGAATTTTTTTCTGATGAATCATTAAACGATTGTATTGATCAATTTAAAGTTGCAGCTAGAGCAAGGCAAACACTTCTACAACACAGCACCAATCCAAAAGATTTAGTTAAGTTTATTGCTGAACCGGATCTTAATCATTTTATGTGGGATGTGGGTGATGATTTTTACCAGCAAGGAAAAGAATTATTTTATGGAAAGGGAAACTAATGGATTATAATCAACGACATAAAAATTGTATTGATCAATTTAAAAAAGAATTTGATGATACAGCAATTACAGTATCAGGCGGTGCAAGCTATGCAAAAGTATCAGACCGTCAACGTATTTTCAGGGAACATTTTCCTGATGCGCAAGTATTAACAGATTTAAAATCAATTGATGATACGCACGTAGTATTTAAAACATTAATAAAAGTTAATGATAAAATCATATCGTCTGGATGGTCTAGAACAGTATTAAAATCAAAAGCTAAAGCAATAGAATTTGGTGAAACGGTGTCACTTGGGCGTTGTCTTGCTAACTTTGGTTTAACTGGTGATGAGTACGCAAGCATTGAAGAAATGATGGATGTACCAAACATTAAAATACAAAAACCAGTTGTAAAAACAGCTACACCAAAACAACCAGAAGCTACTAATAATACTGTAGACGATATTACAAAAGATTTGCCTGATAATGTTAAAAAATTATTTAATAATATTATTGGACAATACGATGCAGCTTTACATGTGCCGCATCTTCAACAAGCTAGAACTACAAACTTTATGACAATAAAAGCAATGGAGGGTTCACACCCTAATGCTTACAAGTTTTTAGAAGATAGTTATCAACTTAGAAAAGAAAGGATGTCTAATCATGGCTGATTCAACATACGAAGATAAAGAAGGTTACGGTGCTTTATTTCAAAATAATAAAAGACCGGATAAGAACGATGCCGATGTCAGCGGTTATGTAATTGCGGATCGTGATTTCAAAGCTGGTGATAAAATTGAACT